GTCGAGCCCTAATGTCGTGATCGCGGCGGACGGCCGACTGTGGGCCGCCGACGATCTCTTGGGCGGCAATTCCTACACCGTCTGGTGGTCGAACCTGCTGGACGGCAAGGCGATGGCTACCGGCGATGCCGGGAGCCTCGACGTGCGGAACGTGTGGCCCAGCGGCCAGGATACGATCGTCGCGCTGGCGTTCATGTCGGGGCGCCTCGTGATCCTTGGCCGCCGCTCGATTCTGCTCTATACCCTGCCTGCGGATCACAACCCGGCGACGATGGAGCTGACAGATGTTATCAGCAACCTCGGCTGCCGGGCGCGTGACAGTGTCGTGATCGCAAACGGCGACCTGTACTTCCTGTCCGACGACGGCGTCTACAAGATTCCGAAGCTCGCGCAGACCATCTCGCTGCTGCCGGTTCCGGTGAAGATCAGCAAGATGATCGCCGACGAGGTGCTCACAACGTACGCCGCCGAGACGATGACGCGCGTGCGCGGCGGCTATTATCCGAAGCAACGCTGGTATGTGCTGAACGCGCCGACCGCGAACAAAGTGTACTGCTTCCATGTCGACCGGGTGCTGCCTGATCCGATTACCGTGCCGGCGGTGACGATCTGGACGAACACTGGAAATTCGTTCCGGGCCTTTGCGGTCGACAAGGACGGCAACTGGTATACGGGGATGACGAACGGCATCGGCAAGTACACCGGCTACACGTCGGACGGCGGAAACAGCGCCTACACCGTGGACTGGTACGCGCTCTGGGATGACTTCCAAGACGAGACGCGCCTGAAGCACCTGAAGAGTTTCGCCGCGACGCTCGAGGCGGCTTCCGGACAGACCGGGACATTCAAGTGGCGGACGGATTATCTCGCGACCGTGAACTCCGTCTCGTTCACCTGTTCCTCGGGTGAGTTCAGCGACGGCATCGGGACGATCTCCGGCTCGATTGGGCGTTCATGCAAAGTCGCAATGTTCGGCTTCTCCCTCCCGGTGAGCGGCAACAAGATTACTTTGAACTCGCTGCGAGTCTTCGCGCAGCCGGGTGCGACGAAGATTCGATAGGGAACCGCAGAGATGGCTTACGATCCTCGCACGGGCATCACGACGTACGGCGAAGCTGACGTGGCTGCCGATCCAAGTATGGATCTGGCGGCCGAGCTTGCCCCGTCCACGGCGACCAGTTTCGCGCCTGCTCCGCCTTCGGCGGAGGCGCTCGCCGCGCTGCAGTGGGCGCAATCTCGGGCCGATATTTATGGCTGGCATCCTAATCCGGTTTACGGGGAGAATATCGATCCGGAAGTTGGTCCCCCTATCATCGATCAGGGGCCGGGAGACATCAACAGCGTCCTCTATGGGGGCCTTTACGGCCCCGGCGGGCAACCGCAGTACAACGTCGGGAAGAATCTAGCCGAGCAGACTCTGAGACAGATTGCAGCCTATACGGGGCTACCAGAGGATTTCGATTGGACCCCGTATCTCGCGCGCGCCGCAAAGCAACACTACGATCAGTACGGGCAGTATTACGACGCGCGAACGTCGAACTATGCCGCTCCGGTTTCGGGCGCCGTTCAAGCCGCTCTCCAGGATTATCCTCAACTGGCGGAGATGGCGGGAGAAACCGCCTCCGGCACTCCGTTCTGGGACCAAGGCGAAAGCGTCAGGGCGCAGATGCGGGACGCGCTGAGGACACAGGACCGGAGGTTCAACCAAAACGCAGCGTTGTCGATCGCAGCGTTCATGACCGGCGGGCCTTACCTCGCGGGAGGAGGTGCAGGCGCTGCGGGCGGGATGACGGCTTCTGAACTGGCGATGGCTGACATTGCATTGGGCGGAGTCGGAGGCTCGACTGGTGCCGCGACTTTGGGCGGCGGCGCCACTGTCGCGGGAGGCGGCATGCTCGACGCTGCACTTTCCGGCGCGGCTAGGGGAGCAGTCCAAAGTGCGTTTACGGGCCGCAATCCGCTCGTTGGTGCTGCGACAGGCGGGATAAGCGGCGGGCTCGGGTATTACGCCGCGCCGGTAGTCAAGAGCGCGTTCGACACCTTCAGCCCGGACATTCAGTACGCGGATGCGCTGGGAGAGACCAAGCAGACCGCTGGCATGTTCGGGGATCTCAGCGCAAGCGAGTCGGTGCCTGCGGACTTTTTCGCGCCGGCCGCCGACGATCAATCGGGCGCGTACCTGCGCTCTGCGATTGGGCCGACCGCGAGCCAGGTTCCGGGGATGCCGGTCGCCTCCGCGCTGCCGGGAATGCTCGGCTCGGGCTATGACCGTGTCACGGGAGTACCGTACGACGTGGCGACCGGCATGGCGACGGGTAGCGCAGTCCCTGCTCAGTTCGATGGGACTCTGGAATCGCTGCTCGGCGTAGCCGCTCCGGCCGACGCTCAGCCGACGCCGGAGAGGCAGCAACCCAAGGTGAAGGAGCCCTCGCTGCTGGACACCGCAGGGAAAGCCTTGAAGATCGGCAACATGCTCGCCCAAATGAATGAGGGTGCTCCCGCGGATGCTCCGCAGCGCGCCGAAGGGCAGAGCGATGCGGACTACGCGCAGGCGCTCGCCACCTATATTCAAGTCGATGCGCAGGCGCTCGCTGACCTCGGCCTTGCGCCTGGCACGCCGGAATACTACGAGTACCTGATGTCGCAGCTCGACGCGACAGTCACGGCCATGACGCAGGAAATCGACGTCAACGCCGCCGATCTCCAGCAGCAACTGCGCGGCAAGACGGACGCGGAACTCACTGCCCTGCGGCGCGCGCTCTTCGTGCGCGGTCAGCTTGAGCAGCTCATGGGCTCGGGCACCTACACGGACCCGTTCACCGGCAGGGCGGAGGAAGTCATCACCAACGGGCGGCAGGTACAACCCGGTGTCGCCGCCTATCACCGCGGGCTCGGGCGCACGATTGGGGACTTCGCGGACCTCGCGCCGCGGGATCGCCAGCAGGCGTTCGGCGATTTCCTCGGCCGTGACACTGACATCTATGGGATGCAAGCGCGGGCGGACGCGCAGGCCGAGAAGGTCGCGCAGGCGCAAGCGCTCTTCGAAGACATGAAGCGCCGGCGCGGCATGTTCAACCAGTCCCAGGCGTTTCCGGAGTTCTCGCTGGGGACGACGGGTGATCCGGAACTGGACGCAATCTTTGGCCTCGGGTACGGCGAAGACCCGGCGCTTCGCATGATGTTCGGGCAGTAAAAGGAAAACACAACATGGCAACCTACGACGATTTTTGGGGCCGGGCGGGTCCGGGTCTTCTCGACCTGGGCGTCGGGCTCTACAACAAGAACGCTGCGCAGAAAGCTGCTGCGCAGCGCCTCGCCACTGCACAGGGCCCGCTCTATGGTCAGGCGATGGGCGGCGCGGGTGCGACGCTCGCGGAGGCCGGCGGCTTTAATCCGGATGCCCTTGCGGCCGATCGCTTTGCCGTGCAGGAGTCGATGCTGAAACCCGTGCAGGACAAGCAGATGGCTGACCTGCAGCGCATGCTCTACGCGAAGGGCATGCTCGGCATCTCGAACTACAATCCGGGCGTCGAGGGCATCACACCAAGCGGCACCCCGATGAATCCGCAGATCGCAGCCTTCCTCGCCGCGCAGAACGCCGACCGCGCGAAGCGCTCGCAGTCCTCGCTGCTCGAGGGTCAGCAATACGCTAACAACCTCGTGAACCGCGCGAGCGGATTGCAGCGAATCGCCGCCGGCACGCAGGGGACAGGGCTCACCGCGCAGAACACGCAACCCTCGCGGGCGACGGGCAATGCCGAGTTGTTGAAAGGTGTCACGGGGATGTTCATGAAGAATCCGGGCATGCTCAAGGACATCTGGAATTGGGGATCGGGAATGTTCGGCGGTGGCGGGTTCGATGGCTCCTCTCTCGCTGCCGATTTCGGCGGCGAAGCCTCCTGGTAAAAGGAATCACACATCATGGCGCAAGGCATGCTTTCGGGACTCTTCGGAATCCCGGCAATCGACCCGGCGCAAGCCGCGGAGGAGAAGCGCCTGCAAGCGCTCGCCGCGATGAACCCCTTCGAGGCGGATGCGTACACTGCGTACAGCGGTGGAGCGCAGGCCGGGCAAGGACTCGGCAAGATCGCGGCCGGGCTGACGGGCCGTGACGTTCGCGCGCCGGCGCAGAAGCGCACCGATGCGATCGAAGCTGCGAAGGCGCAGGTCGCGAAGCTCGGGTTCGATCCCGAAGATCCAAAGTCGATCGACGGGTTCTACAAACAGGTCATCCAGATCCTGCAGAAGCAGGGTCTCGCCGGCGAGGCG